GCTTCGGCACGGGCGGCGGCTGAATCGGCAAAAGATGCGTCAGCCAGCAAGAGCAGCGCGGCACAATCGGTTACGGACGCGGCAGGGAGCGCGAGCGCGGCAAGCACATCGGCCACGGGCGCGGCAAAAAGCGCGGCGGCGGCAGAAGCGAGCGCAACAGCGGCGGCGGGGAGCAAAACGGATGCGGAAAACGCCGCGAATACTGCAAAGTCGGAGGCTGATAAAGCGGCAGGGAGCGCCACGGCAGCGGCACAGTCGGCCACGGGCGCGGCGGGATCGGCAGCGGCGGCGGCTCAAAGCGCACAGGAAGCGGCGGATGCGGCAAAGTCCGAAGCAGCAAAAATCATACAGGACGGCGCAATCGCGCGCACGTCCGCGTGGAGCAGTCAAAAGATAGTAGACCAGCTATATTCGGAGGTAACGGCAAGCGGAAATCCGGCGGTTATCGAAAACGCGCTCGAGGGGTATCCGATGAGCGTAAAAGCGAGCTGGGGGCCTATACAGGAGGGAGAGGGAACGCCTAGCTCGGATAATGTAAGGCCGATAAAAGGACGGAAGGAAGTGAAAATCGAGCTATGTGGCAAAAATCTACTCAACTGGCCGTACCTAAATGTAAATGCAAACAGCGAATATACGCAGGGTGGAATAACATACGTTGAAAATATTGAAGATGGGAGTATAAAACTTAGAGGTGTCGCTAAAAGTATATTTGGCGCAACAATTGACGAGACTGACAAAAAAATGTACGGAAAAATTTGCGGCTCGGATATGTTATATTATGACCCAAACAATAACAAAAGCCTTATATATCCGCTGAAAGTTGGGAAATTATATGATGAAATTATTTATCCACAGCTAGAATTGGGCCGTAAACCAACTCAATATGAAAGACCAATAACACATAAAATTATCACGCTCACCCTTCCCACCATTATCTACGGCGGCGAGGTGGATGCGGTAACTGGGGCAGGGACAAAGCAGTGGGAGTGCATAGCCAGCTATGCGGGCGAAAACCTGCCGGGCGAGTGGATAAGCGATAGAGATGCTTATGCCGATGGCGCGCAGCCGACTATCGGCGCGCAGGTGGTCTATAAGCTTGCCACACCTGAGACCTTCGCGGCGACGGGCGGCGGCAGGATAGACGCGCTGGCGGGCACCAATACCATCGTGGCCGACGCGGACAGCGTGGAGGTAAAGGCACGCGCGAAGGCGGCGGGGATTATCGACGATACGATTATTACGGAGAAAAAGGCGTGGTCGAGTAAGCATATGGTGGATAAGCTGCTGCCGATGCAGAACGTGATGGGCAATCCGGTGGCCATAGAGTCGCTTGAGGGGTATCCTTTGGAGCTAAGTGCAAGCTGGGAGCCTAAGCAAGATGGCAGCGGCACACCGTCGCCGGATAATGTGAGGGCGATAACAGGAACTAAGCTTGTAATGCTGCGGGAATCAAATGCAAACTTGCTAAATCCGGACGATATTGACACCTTCCCCATAGAGGCCTACGGTTTAACAATTGAGTCCATCGGCGAGAGTACGATCCGAATTAAGGGCACATACAACGCAAGCGGCCAACGGAGCTTTAGAATAGCAAGCTTGAATAGTTACTTGCTAAGTGGACGCGGGCTAAAAATCACCAGCACAGTAAAAAACGGTAAATATTTGTCGCACACACTGTATGGCCTTAGAACACAACAGGAAAAAGCTATAGCTTTGCAGACGGATGCAAAGGACTGGGTGCCAGGCACGGCAGTAGACATGACGATAAAGATAGGTGTATATGCGCCCGAAGCGGTGCCCGAAGAATATCAACCGTATGCGGGCAAGCAATCATTGCTGACACTGCCTCGCACCATTTATGGTGGCATAATCGATACAATTACAGGGCAGGGACAAGAGACGTGGGGATATATCGATAGCTATGCAGGCGAGACCCTGCCGGGTGAATGGATTAGCGACAGGGATGAGTATGTGGCTGGGGCTACTCCTACGATGGGCGCGCAGGTGGCGTACAAGCTGGCTACGCCCGTGCCTTTTGCGGCCACGGGCGGGCAGACGGTGCTTGCGCTGGCTGGCACAAACGCAATCATAACCGACGCAGACACTCTGACTATAACTGCCCCCACGCCGCCCCAGACCACGGCGAGCGCGGCAGAGGCGCAGGCTGCAAAGCTGGATTACGTCGCCATGATGGCAGACGTGGACGTGGACGACCTGACGGCGGTAGACGATGTAGGCGCGGATAGCGGCATGGACATGCCGACGGGCATAGAAGGGAGTGAGACGGATGGCAAGCAAGAGGTATGAACTGGTCAAGGGGTACTATGCTAAGCAGCTTTGGACAAAAAAAATGCTCAAAAATGCCGTAATCAAGGGCTGGATTACGCAGGATGAGTATGACGGGATAGTGGGCGTGACGGGCGCGCCCGCTGAAGCGGACGGCAGCGGCGGCGAGGCCGCGCCCGACTACGAGCAGATGGCCGCCGATGTGCGCGCAAAGCGGGACGCGCTGCTGGCGGCAAGCGACTACACGCAGGCGACCGACTATCCGTCCACATATGCCGCGCGTACCGCATGGGCGGAGTATCGGCAGCGGCTTAGGGACGTGACCAAGCAGGCGGGGTTCCCGGCAAGCGTGGTGTGGCCGGTGCCGCCGACGGAAAAGTAGGTGCGCCATGCGCGGCACGAGCAATCTGATACGCGCGCCGACTACGTAAACCAATTACTTGTTTTTATTTCAAGCGATAGAGAGTATCGAGAAAGGAAAAAATATGACAAATTTAGACTTCTTGTCCAAGGCAGCTCGATTCGTTGCCGATTATACAAACGAGCACAGTGATGTAACGGATGCGGTTGAACCGGTGCGTCCAGAAGATGTATACGCCGTTTGGTTCTGTAAGACACTTCAAAATAATAAGGCGCTCTTTTCAACTCCGCGACCTGACGGCATGTACTATGAGGTTACTTATAACGGAGACAAAAACGAAATATATTTCGACGCGTACAAGCGGTTTGAGAATCGCTGCATTAAGTTAGGCGACGCGGCAAATAGCTAAAGATTAGATCGCGGAGGTGGTCAAAATGTTAGTAAAGGCTAACTAGGGGGACTAGTTAATTGGGCGAAAAAGTGGCTAAGTATGCCATACGCATGCCGACTAAATATTTGCGCACGAAAGATATAAAAGGGAGGGCATGGATATGACTAAGATCGCGGCGAGCGACTTTGTGCGATGGCTGCAAAAACAGCACGACGATAAGTGCGGGTACATCATGGGCACGAGCGGGCAAGCACCCAAAGACCTGGGCAAAAATAGCTGGTATTTTACTCAGTACCACGACCGCGGCGAATATACTGCGGCGCAGGATGCCAAAGCGCAGTACTGGTACAAAAATGCGCCGCGCGTCTTTGACTGCGCGGGGATGGCGGAGGGCGCGGTGGTCGAGATGCTGGGTCTGCCGCTCAAGGACGTCAATACGAAGGCGCGCTATATATATAGCGATTGGTGCGCGGGCGCGAACAGTACCAACATGTCTAAGCTTCCGCGCGAGCCGGGCGTGGCGGTATTTAAGACCCGATCCAAGCCGGGCGCGATACACCATATCGGCTACCTGGAGCGCCCTGTGGTGGAGGGCGACACGGCGGGAGACTGGTACGTGATTGAGGCTAAAGGCGTGATGTATGGCGTGGTGCGTACCCGCCTCAACAACGACAAAAACTGGAATTGCTGGGGCTACATGAAAAAATACTTTGACTACAAATCCGCGCCGCCCCAGCCCGCGCCGGTCAAGCCCGGCCAGATACGCATAACCGGTGGCAGCGTCAACCTGCGCACGGGGCCGGGCACGGAGTACGACGTGGGCACCGTGGCACACTATGGCGATACATACGACCGCGCAAAGACGGACGGCTGGACGCCGGTCAAGGTGGGCGATGAAGTGCTATGGGTAAGCGATAAGTATACGGAGGTGGTCAAGATATGACCGATACTATCATCGTGGCGCTGATAACCGGCGGCATAAGCCTGCTGGGCGTGATCGTGAGCAACGTCGCTACTCACCGCAAAACCATGGCGCTAATCGAGTATAAGCTCAAGGAACTGCGCGACGACCTGACTACCCTGAGCAAGCGGGTAGATGAGCACAACCACCTCGTGGAGCGAATGGCGGCGGTAGAGAGCAGCACAAAGTCAGCACACCATCGGCTGGACGGCCTCGAGCAGAATATCAGGCGCGAATAAGGCAGATACAGATATAGGAGGATAAGCATATGCAGTTTGATTTTACGGCGATTTTTCAAGCGATTCTGGCGCTGCTGGGCGCGATTATCACGTACTGGCTGGTGCCTTACGTCAAGTCCAAGGCGACCGCGCAGCAGCAGGCCAACGTCGCGGTGCTTGTGCGCACGGCGGTAGCGGCGGCGGAACAGCTTTACGGCGCGGGCATGGGCAAGGCCAAGCTGGACTATGCGCAAGCGTGGCTTAACGAACGCGGCGTAAAGTACAGCCGCGCGGAAATCGAGGCGGCGGTTAGAGACCTGAGCAATGATATTATAAGCGTGCTGGGCTCGGGGGACGAGGCGAGCAAGGATAAGGACGGCGGCGCTGGAGGCGATTGACATGCGCGACCCTTTTGAGGGCATGAGCAGATCGGCACTGGCAGACATGATAGACGACGCGCGACTAAGCAGCGTCGACGCGCAGATCGCGCGGATGCGGCTGCTCGACCGCGCGTACTACAGCGACATAGGCGCGGCAGTCGG